AGAAAATGGAACAGAGGAATAATAACAACGGCAAGGAACTTAGAACCTTTACGGGTTCGGTTGAGATTCGCAAAAATACAGATGGTACAGAATCACGTACAATAGAAGGTTATGGAGTGGTATTCGATTCATGGTCGCATGATTTAGGGTACTTCAAAGAGAAAGTAAGTCGTACCGCATTTGATGGTGTAGATTTCAGCGATGTAGTGGCAACATTTAACCATGACTTTAATATGGTTATGGCTCGCACATCATCAAAAACTTTGAAGCTAACAGTTGATGACAAAGGTTTGAAATATTCATTTGATGCACCGAAAACAACCGCAGGTAACGACCTACTCGAAAACGTGCGAAATGGGAATATTGTAGGTAGTTCATTTATGTTCAATATTAAAGAACAAAGATGGACATGGAAGGAAGGTGATAAAGAAATTGATGAACGTGAGATTGTAAAGGTTGACCGTTTATATGAATTAGGACCAGTAACCATGCCTGCCTATCCTGATACAACCGCAGCCCTAAGAGATTACGAAAGTGCTAAATCAGAATACGAAAAAGACAAAACACAAATAACCGAAGAACCTGAAAAGGTATCGGATGATAAAGCATTGCGGATGAAGATTCGCATTAACATAGCAAAACACAAATAAATAAAAACATGAAGAACATCAAACAACTAACCGAAGAAAGGGCAGTACTTATAACTGAACTTGAAGGATTCGAGGCAAGATTGGAAGCCTTGACCGCAGAAGAAGAAACCCGTGTAAATGACATCACGGTAGAATTGGAAACTTTGAGCAAAGACCTCGAAGCAGCCAAAAGAAGAGAAGATGCAAAAAGAACCATTGCTATTCACACCAACCCTATTAAAGACACCACAGAAGGCGTAAAAGGTGCATTCAGTTACACCCGTGCTATCGCAGGCGCATTGAATGGCAATCTTGATGGATTGGAGAAAGAAATGCACCAAGAAGGAGAGAAAGAATTGACCCGTATGGGCAAGTCTTCAATGGGTAACTTGGTAGTACCTAACATGATTCTACAAAAACGTGCTGCCGTATCTGAAAACAGTACCGCAGGAGTTGATGTAATTAGCTTTGAGCAGGCTTTGCAAGCCCGTTCGGTTGCACGTGAATTAGGCGTTCAATTCATCAATCTTGTATCAGATGGTAAAGTTGTAATTCAGAACCCAACCACAGTTACATGGGAAGGTGAAACAGATGCTTATGCAGATGGTGGTCAGGCTTTGACAACCGCATCAATCACGCCTAAGAGATTGGCGTCATACGTATTGCTTTCTAAGCAGTTAATCAATCAGCATAACATTAGCGTAGAAAACGCATTCATCGCTGACATTGCAGGTGCAGTAGCAGCCAAGTTAGACTATTCATTGTTCAATGATGATGGATTTACCGAACACGCAGGAAATGGCGTAACTGCAAAAGCAAACGCATCAGTATCTTCATTGATGGGTGCAATGGTTGAGCAGTTGATGATGAGCAATGCCGATAGAGGTACATTAGCCTTCGCAGCATCAGCAGGATTATTCGCTGAAATTGCAGCAGCTACACAAGTATCTTCTGTTACTCCATTGCTTTCAGGTAATGCAGCCTATGGGTATCCAGTTAGATTCACATCACAAATCAATGACAACGGTTCAGCACAAGAACTAATCTACTTCGCTAATTGGTCTGATTTTGTTATCGGTCAATGGGGTGGTTTGGATATTTTGGTTGACCCATACACCGCAGCAGGAACTGGTCAAGTTCGTTTGGTACTTAATTCATTCTTTGATGGTAACCAAAAGAGAACTTCATCATTTGCAGTTGGTGCATTTACTGGAACCGATATTTCCTAATTAACATAACCTATATAGAAAAGGGTGGGTAGAACTACCTGCCCTTTTTTATTAAACAACAGAACCAAATGAATTACGCAATCGAAGTAGTTACACCCGAAACGGTTTACCCAGTATCAACGAGTGAGTTAAAAACGCACTTAGGGATAACGCATACTGACCATGATACAATGCTTGCTGATATTATCATTGCAGCGTGTAAATTAGCAGAGGCGCAGACATGGGTAACTTTGGGCAGTAGAACGCTAAGAATGCACTTAGATTCATTTTATGATGTTGTTATACCACGTGACCCAATTAGTGCCGTTACTTCAATCACTTATTATGATATGAGTAACGCACAACAGACATTAGCTGCAACGGCTTATGATGCAGATTTAAAGTCGGTACCTGCACGAATCCACTTTAAGACAGTACCTTCAACCTATGACCGATTTAATGCAGTACAGATTAATTTTACGGCAGGTCATTCAACGATAGGCAATGTAGAGGGTGGAATCAAACAAGCAATTAAAATGGTTTGTGCTGATATGTACGACCAAAGAATGAGCATGGTTCACGGGGCTACATCAAGGGCGGTTATAGATTATTCTTTATTATTTCAGGCATTTAGGAAAAATTATTTCTTTTGATATGAATGCAGGAAGTTTAGATAGAAAAATCGTAATCCAACAACAAACAACAACCCGTGATGATTTTGGCGGTCAAAACATCACATGGGTAACTTATAAGACTGTATGGGCTAATGTACGCTACAAAACGCAACGTGCAAAGGAATCCAACGAATCAGACCAATTAACCGCAACAAGGGTCGTAGAATTTAGAATTAGAACACTTGATGCACCGCTTGTAGATGAAGCGATGCGAGTTAGCTTTGATTCAGGGTTATACGACATTGAACAAATACAACTTTTTGGAAGAAATCAAGACACTTTATTAATCACAAATTTAAAAGTATAAAAAATGGCATCAACAGGAATTAATAACGGTACTTTAACGGCACTCTACATATTTGTAGCCAACGTACCAACAAAAGTAGCACACTTAACCTCAACTGGGTTTAGCGTGAACATGAACACACGAAGCGTAACCACGAAGGATAGCGCAGGGTGGGAATCAATTTTAGAAGGTAGCAAATCATGGGAAATGAGTGCATCAGGCTTTTTTGCAGAAGATTCAGCAGGAGTAGGATATGAGGAACTATTTGACTATTGGAATACAAGAGGTAAAGTATTAGTTGCTTTCACTTCGGCAGTTAATGGCGATAAGCGTTACAAAGGATTAGGCTATATTACTTCATTGAGCAGAACTGCACCAACAGAAGATAGCGAAACCTTTGATGTTACTATTCAAGGAACTTCAACCATTACTAAATACACCGTATCTTAATATGGCAGTAATCAAAATCAACGGCAACGAATACGGCATTAAATTCAATTTAAGGGCTGCAAAGGTTTACCGTGAATTAACTGGTGAAGATATCACCCAAATGTCAGGGGTTACGGGTATAGCTGAATTTGTTTACTCTTGTATCGTGGCATATCACAAATCCGAAAAGACCGAATGCAAAATCACCTTAGATGATGTTTTTGATGGCTTGGATATTACGGCAGCCAATGAGGCAGTTTTATCCTTAATGCCTAAATCAACGGGGGAGTAGATACCGATAGTGGGCGAGTGACCTTAAATGAGTTGCTCGCTATCGGGGTTGGTGAGATTGGATTAAGTGTAGATGATTTTTGGGATTTAGAATTTGATGAGTTCCATGAAATATCAAAGGCATTTAATAGGTCAAAAAACGAACGATTCAGAGATGAATGGGAACGAAGTAGGTTTTTAGCATTCTATACCCTTGCACCGCATAGCCGAAAGGGGTTAAAGCCAAAGGATTTGATTGAGTTTGAATGGGAGAAAAAAGAAAAGCATGAAGAACTTAAAAGAATTAAAAAAGTTGATTTTGATAGCGTATTTCCAAAGACAATGAAGGCATGAAACCGTTTATCACATTAGATACAAACGATGTAAAAAGATACATTGCGCATCTTCAAAAGTTAGATTATAAGGAGATGAACAACGGTATTATTACACTTGTACGACAAACGGCAAATGACATCAAACGGATTTACCAACCCATAACACCTACAAGAACATCAGGCGGTAAAACGGGTAAGTATGGTGCAGCACCTGGCAACCTTAGAAGGTCATTAAGGGTGTTTCAAAAAAGGCAAACAGACCCTTTTATAGTTCAATTTTCAGTAGGTTTTACATTTACGAATCAGAATCAACGTGACAAAGGTACAAGCGATGGATATTACGCTTATATGGTTGACCACGGAACGGCAGGGCGTTATCCTAAAAACAAAGCAAGGAAAGTAGGAAGAAATACGGGATTTATCGACAGGGCAAGAAAAGAAGCCAACAAACAGATTAATAAAGGGCTATCGGAAAAAGGGCGGTCATTTATAGTTAGGAAACTTAATAAGATGATTGAAAATGGCAGGGGTTAGAAATAGTACACAAAGGCGTGAAGTAAATATTGGTGCAGGGATGGATACATCCGCTATTGCTACCGCAGTTCAACAAATTACGGGGTCATTAAAAGGTCTAACCGCAGAGATTCAGAATATCAGCAGGTCAACGGCTAATTCTATTGAACCCATGCAGCGGTCATTTAAAAAAGTAGCGGATACATCAGGATTAGCAGGTGCATCCATTATGGGTATGACTGGAATCATCCAAGATTCAAACTATGGGATGCGTGGTATGGCTAATAACATTCAATTTGTTGTGCCTTTGTTGGGTCAGTTGGTAGTACAAACGGGGAGTTTATCGGGTGCGTTTAAATCATTATGGAGTTCGTTAATGGGTCCTTTGGGGGTTATGATGGCGTTTAGTACTGGAATTACCATACTTGAACGTTTTTCTATGAGAAAAAAGAAAGTTGCAGAAGAAACCGACAAAGCAACACAAGCATTTGCAGAAGAATCGGCAGAAGCTGCTATAATGTTTAATCATTTAGAAAATCTTGTCAAATCAAATGGTAGCTTAAAGGATATAAAAAGAACTGCAAAAGAAATTAACG